TTGGGAAACATTAAACGCAAATAAACATAAAGCAACAATACCTCCCATTAATATATTTTTTATAGTCATGTTAAAAAAACCTTTCTTAAATGTTTATTTAAATATTCTATTGCATTATTTAAATATTCTGGACTATCATTAAAATGTCCTAATCCTTTGTTACATTTGTGACATAAATATCCTCTAAAGGTTTCTGTATCGTGACAATGATCTAATGCCCAAACACCTTGATATTCATTCCCATTTATTGTTGAACTACTATTACTATTCTTTTTGCATATAGGACACACATAATTTTCTGGTGGCGGCCCTTCTTCTTCTCTTAATTTTTTAGCTATATATCTCGAATGATTTCTACATTCTTTGCATTCTCTTCTTAATTTAATTCTCCCACTAATATATTTAGCATCTTCTTGAAAAGAAGAGAAAGGTAAATACTTATTACATTTAGTACAAGTTTTACCATCTTCTACTTTTAATATTTCTTCGGTAGAAAATAAACTAAGCTGATCCATTGTTAATATTTAACCTCTTTAGATTAGAATAATATTCAAGGTTATAGCCTCTCAGCCATTCTTTGTATCTATCGGAGGTAACAGGAAAAGGATTATTTTTGTTACGCTTAAACCCTATCCTGCCCTGATGCACAATATCCCTCATGGGAAAAGGATATCTTCTGCGCTTTTTAAGCACCACAAACACCTCCTGAATTGGTAATTTCACAGATATCATGTGTCTCAACGTGTTCTTCAAATTCTGTTCCTAACTTATCTATTGCTTCACTATATGGTACTACAGAAAGAGGTTGACCGCCTCTGCAGCCATCTGGATAAGCTGTAAAGCCCCTTAAACGATGAGCATATGATGCCAAAGTATCGGCAAAATTATCTACTGTATCTTCATTATTAAATTTAGAACCCCATGCAGGTAAGTTAATAGTAGAGCTAATGCTCATATCTACATAATCTTGAACATCAGCTTGAAATTTAATCCTTCTCTCATAGTCATCTGCTAAATCTAATGCAGATTCTATTTTATCAGGATCAGCCCCATACATATCAATTAATTCTTGTGCAGCAGCATCTACAACATATTGATATTTCCATCTAGTACCGCCTGTTAAATACCTTCGTTTATAAGCCACTGCAAATATAGGCTCTATGCCACTAGAACTACCAGCAAGAATAGAAATAGAACCAGTGGGAGCAATCGCCCTATTAGCAACAGGTTTGGATACAGATAACTCGTCAGCAAATTTCTTACTGATGTCATCACTGACTCCTTTATATATTGACAACCATTTATGCAGTTCGGGTGTAACTTCATACCTTTCTCCTCTTTTTACCAGCCATTCGTGCATCCCCATTAGACCTAGACCTAATCGCCTATTCTTTTCACGAATAGCATACACTTTTTTATATGGTAACTCAGCACGTAAAGTACCGCATATCAAAAATTTAGTTCCTAATTCTACAACCCTAGCTAGTTCAAGAAGCGAGTCAATACGTCCCAGATTAATACTCCCCAGATTACAAACATCACTGTCATCAGCAGAAGTAACTTCAGTACAGGCATTACGCAATGTTTCCTTTTCATGGTTCATAAAGTTAAAACTAAAACCAGGTTCAGCAGACCTTAGTGCCTGTTTTACATTAGACTTAAATACCTCTCCAACATCGCCTGTCTCCCAATAGTTTAACAGCCAATCCGTATCATAGTTTACACTGATATTAGTCATATCTAGTGGAGCGCGGAAGTTAAAGTCCTGTTCCTTAATCTGCTTCAGAGTAAATCCAGTATCACCAACTGGCATTGTATCCCAATCTTTTGCAGTCAAGAAACTAGGTATGTCATTATGTTTCCAGTTAAGAGATGCATACATAGCAGATCTTCGTGAACCACCCTGCATGACGTTAGCACCTATAGAGTTTATCATCTGCATCTTTGGTATAGGCCCAGATGCTAAACCACCTGATCCACCTAATGACCTGCCGCTTTCCCTATAAATAGAATAATCTATACCTATACCGCCGCCTGTCATCAGACAAGACTCAGATTTCCAACTAAGGTTAGCCCAATCTTCTCTTGTGTCCTCTTCAGCAGACAATAAGAAACAGTTATTATAAAAACGTCTATCTCTTCCTGCATAATAAATATACCTACCACCAGGAACAAATTTTAAATCAGTTATGTAAGTTTGAAGTTCTTTACGTTCTTCTTTACGCATTAATGCTTCTTCACCTGATCGGAGATTACCACAAACATCTTCAACCAGCACCTTTGCCAATTGTTCCCAAGTATCACAACCAGTATGAGCATACTTTAAATTAAATATATCTTCAGAAAATTTAGATCGAAACATAGGATTCATATTAGATTTGAATGTCGTCATTTGTAATAACCTTTATACGTGTAATTTCTATACCGTCTACGCAGTCTTCAATGGCAGATGAGACTAGATCTTTAAGCTCAGTTTCTAATCCCACCATACCATCGGCAGGAACCCATGAAGCATCATTATCAACATGGGCAAGGATACGAATAAATACTACCATATTTTATTATGCTCTATAAAACCTACGATATACATATGAACGAGTATATCCATTTCTTGCTTTAGCCTCTGTTAAATCTTTAGAGGCTTGCAGCAAGGCTTGTTCAGCATCTTTATAAATGACTTGTGCAGCATCATACGCATCTTGTGCTTCATACACTTCTTTATATTTAATACTATTTAATTCTTCTTGTTTATCCTGTATTTCTTTTTCAAGATTAGCTATAAGTTCTTTTTCGTTATCCATTTTTTCCTCCTTATCCTGAATCAACAAAAGTATCTTTATTGACGATCTCTACTTTTTCTAACTCAGTGATTAATTTATTAAGATACCACTGAGCTTTCTTCAAATCTTTTAGAGGTTCTCCTTTATAGTCAAATCTCCAAAGATATTTTAATATATTACCTTGTAAGTAATATTTAAACCCCTCTTGTGTAGATGCACTAATAGCATCAATACATTCAATACCGCTTTGGTTATAATGCGGTGGGTGATTAACCATATCATTCATTAATGTATCCTTTTAGAGAAGTTTGCATAAACTATATTACCATCACGATGTTTAACACGATTAACTGGTTTTAATTCTATATTATTATTGTCTACAGCTTGAGAAATTGCATTTTGAATAGTAGCTTCAAGCATTAAAGTTATACTTTCACCGATATCTAATAACATTTGATGAGAATCTTCTCCTTGTATATCTTCTGATGCAAAATCACCTACAAATATCTCTACCGTTCTATTCTGTTTATCATAGTGACAAAATATACCAAAGGTATTATCTGGCACAGTTAATTGATGTATTACTTTTTCTTTTTTATCGTCGAACACGTTAGTATCTCCAGTAAATCTTCAGCATAAACTAATGCTAAAGGTTGTTTTCTATCGCCTTTTAATATAGCAATAGGTTTGGTATTCTTAATTAAGTTTCTTTCTGCTTGTTCCAAAGCATCATATACAGAAAAAGAAGATCTAGATTTACATTCAACTGTCCAAGGAAATAACTTCCTTGCTAGTGGGCTAAGACCTATATCAGGGCCATTAACTCCACCAGGAGTAGAGGTGACATCATCCTTCTCTATACCTTTTAGATTAGAATGCAGATAGTCACGTACCCACTGCTGAAGTCTTCTTCCTTTTGCCTTTGCAGAAGAAACTTTAATCCTTGAAGACCGTGTAGTAGTTGTACGCTGTTGCCGACTTGGATTTCGGGTTTTTCGCATAGACTAAATCAGGCCAACAAGTGTATCTAAAACTACAGTATGTGCAAGTCTTGTGCAGCTTTCTATTACCTGTCAGCTTCCTATAAAAAGTTTCGGGTTCATCCTCAAAGCATCTTTTAAAGTTATTTTCATCAGCCTCAAGGTACTTAGTTATTGTATTGTTTATCTTAGTGGTGTATTGATCTTCATCATCAGGATCAGCAGGAACTACCTTCATCTCTCCTGACTCTTTGTTAATGGCAATCCACCCACCTGCTTTTATATCAGGTGTTTCTTCGCGTTCTGCTTTAGTGTATCCAAATAACTGTTCTAGATAACCAAAATCATCATTGTCTTTCAACGCTTGATATGACTCAAACTTTTTATCAAATGCAAACCTAGAAGCACTTTTAATATCCCAAAGGGAATAAGAGTTTCCATCACGTATAATTAAATCAAGTTCTCCATTTATTATACCATGCTCTGTAGACAGCATAACTCTTTTATTTAAGTCTATTATTTCTACACCTGCTGCCAGTAACAAAGCGACTGCAATAACCTCAGTCATATCACCATACAGCATCTTTATTTTAAAAGAATTTACCTCTGGTAGTTTTTCCCATCCCAATTTCTCAGCATGTAACTGACAAAATGGTTTGCCTATTTGAGACATAGAGGGAAGTTTTGCTCCCCCTTTTCTCTTGAAGTTGAATTTACCTAGTTTGTTATTAAACATCTGACTAGCCCTGAATATAATATCATCAGGGATTTTCGGATCGTTTGCTAGGAAATCTTCAATCTTCTCAGAAAGATTAGTCACCATCTATGATGTCACTAAAGTCATCTTCTTGAATAGTACTTGATGAGTTTTCTCTCATCTTGGTAGCTACCTGCTCATTCTCTCGCTTAACAAGATCAACAAAGTTAGTTATATACTCCTTTGATTCATCAGTAAGAGGATGCATCTTAGTTAGCATAGGCTGATATTTCAGAACAAACCATTTATTAGAACCTCGTTTCTCTTGTTTAAAAGATATTTTCATATCAAAGTTCAAAGGCATATACTGCTGCTTGATCATACCACCCATAACCTTGCTAACTTCCATAAAGTTTGATGGGCCTAGTTTCATACGAAAAGGTACATCTTCTATTTTTAACTTCTCATCAGACCCTGCAATTACTGGATCATCCATCTTAATTAAACCGAATATGTGACGATACAGTTTAACTTTAACTGCATTGGCATATGCTACAGGGTCTATGCCTCGTAGTTTTTCCTTCTCTCTAGATGGAATCCAGCCGCATTTGTCACCACCATACCAATCAAGTGCAGTCTCAGAGAACTTCTTAAAATGCTGAGATATATTAGTAAACTTCTCTTGGTCTGGATCAAATACTGAAGTCTGCATAGTATCCAGAAAAACCCTAAAGTATGTGTTCTTTGCAAAGACTTCACCATGTTCAGGATGAGACAAAGCAATAGAAGGTGATGGTACATCTACAAGTTCTTCATTAACTTCTACTGAACTATCCTTGTTTATCCTGGCTCTTGCCAGTGTTGGGCCTTCATCCATTGTGGAATATAGTGCAGCCAACTGGTCTGCATTTGTTACATCTATTGTTGCTAAATCATTCATATTTTTTTACCTTTCAAAAAAGAATCCCTTATAACATAAAATCACTCGTTTGTCAAGCACAATCTTCTTGTTCCATCCAGTTTTTTCCTTGAGACATTTCAACCTCAAGAGGTATGTAGTCTGACAAACCAAACCTATTCTTTGCTTCAGCTTGTGCATCAACCAAACATCCTGGTGCAACTGATTTGACTGTCTCTAACTCATCTGGATGAGTATCTATTAGTACACTATCATGTACTGTATTAATTACTACGCTTTTAAGATTCATCTCCCTTAGTTTGTTGAATAATATTATTACGCCAAGCGGCACAATCTCTGCTGTAGCTACTGACTGTACTGGATAATTTACTATCTGAGTTTTAAATGTAGCCTGACCTGACATATTTCTCTGGCAGTCAGGAAAGCTAAATTGTCTGCCAGTGGCAGTAGTAACTACTTTGTGCTGGATGGCTTCGTTTTGTAGCTGCTCATGCCATTTAAATATGCCTCGATATTTGTTGAAGAACTCTTTGAAATAGGTTCTCTGAGCAGTCGTACCTTGAGTTCCCCCATACAAAGGACGGAAGGTGGAAGCTTTTGCTGGCCCTCGCTCAGTAGGCTCTCCATTTTCTGTAAGGACTT